AAAAGAACTTAACTACGATATTATCAAATATGATGCAGGAGATATTAGAAATAAAGCTGTTATTGATGAAATTACGAAACATAATATGTCTGATAAAAATATTATGAGTATTTTCAATAAAAAAATCAAAAAAATTGCAATTATTATGGATGAAATTGACGGCATGAATAATGGTGACAAAGGCGGAATTAATACATTAATTAAATTAATCCGTCCTAAAAAAACAAAAAAACAGAAACAAGAAGAAATTACGATGAACCCAATTATCTGTATTGGGAATCACCATGTTGATAAAAAAATAAAGGAACTAATTAAGGTTTGCAATACGGTTGAACTAAAAACGCCAAATCATACACAAGTTAAATGCATTATTAATAGTTTACTTCCAAATATTAACGCAGACATGAATATTAAATTTACTGAATACATTCAAGGCGATTTAAGAAAATTAAATAACATATATAATATTTATTTAAAAAATCCAGATATTTTGAATAGTGAAATTATTAAAAACATTTTTCATTTAAAGTCATATAATGATGACACTAAAAAAATAATACATAAATTGCTTTCTCAAAAATACAGTATTAATGACCATTTGACGATTATGAATGAAACAGATAGAACGATTGTTGGATTATTGTGGCACGAAAATTTGATTGATGGACTTGAAAAAGTTAATAAAAAAGACGCAATTCCGTTTTATTTGAATCAACTGGACAATATATGTTTTGCTGATTATATAGATAGAATTACATTTCAAAAACAAATTTGGCAGTTTAATGAGATGAGCTCGTTAATTAAAACTTTTAAGAATAATAAACTTTATCATCCACTTCCACTTTTAGGAAAAGTGGAGCAAAATAATAATACAATAGAAAAAATATCCAAACCTTTTGCTCCAAATTTAAAAAAAACAGAAACCCAACCTTTTGCTCCACTTTTCCAAAAAGTGGATAAAGTGGATAAAGTGGATTCTGACATCCGTTTTACAAAAGTGTTAACAAAATACTCAACCGAGTATAATAATTCTCTCTTTATCCAAAATTTATGCCAACAATTAAGCATGGATAAACGTGATTTATTTTCTTTTTTCATGGAACTTAAAAATAAATATGACGACAACCAAATCTTAGCATTATTTGAAAATATTGAAATAACAAAATTAGATATTAATCGAATATATAGATATTTAGAAAAATATACCAAGGAAAATGCACAAGGTGAAGACGAAAAGGAAATTGATGAAGATGATATCGCAGATATAAATATAAATATAGATGCGGATTTTGAGGAATAATTCCACTTTTTACAATTTCATAAGAAAAGTGATAAAAAAGTATTTGAAATTATAATTTTTGAAAAAAAAAATATAATTATAAAAATTATAATGAATAGTAGTAATAATAATTGTAGTATTATTCCCCAACCTGTTACAGAAAATTACAAGTTTCAGTCGTTATCAACTATATTTGCTTCTATAAAAAAAATTAAAAAGGGACAAATGAGTCCTTTAAACCCTTTAGTTGTTAAATATAATAACACCAATTATATTGAGTTATTAAAAAATAAATTTAAATACACATTTATTTATGAATTTCCTTTAGAAGATTTTTTAAATCCTACAGTCGAAACAGTTAGTAGAGCTAAAATCATTTCACACGACCAGTTAAGATTAAATTTTAATACCGATTTATTTGCATCAAAACATAAAATTATTACACCACAATATATTAAAAATAATTTGAATTTATCAAATAGATTATCAAACCAATATGGTAACAAAGGTATAACACTTGGAAATTATAATGATGCAATTATAAATGCGCTATCAGAAATCATACAAAAATTTCCGTTTAATATGGCAAATATGAATGATTTTCATCCTGTTTTTGATGTAATCGATTATTTATATACAGACGTATTAGGTAACAAAACAATAAAAACTACTACATTTGGTGCAATTAAATACGATGTTTACAATAAAAGTAAAAAAACTAATTCACCCAAAGTATTATTTTGGGGAACTGGTTTGCAAGAATTTATAGTAGGCGAAAAACAAAATATTTAATATGTAATAATAAATAAATACCCAATAAATATTTATTTATTTAAATTTTTGCTCAACTTTTCTTAAAAGTTGATTAAAACGTAGGATTACGATGACTTTCATATTGTTCTTGAGAATCATAATAAAACAATAATGGCTTCTCAGCTAGACGCCAAGTAACATCCCTAACGCTAAAATATTTGTCTTCATTCTTAGAACCCACAACATCATTCACATCATAACACAGTCCTGTAATAGCATTACGAATTTGCGACCCAACGTCTCCAGTTGCATATAATCCAATTCTAATATTTCGAAACCGTTTCTTTTTCTCATTAAAAACTTTCTTGACATAACTATAGTATCTCTTGTCTAGTTTTCGAATCTTATCAAGCTCATTCTCGGTAGTATCAGATTTAGTCTCAGAAATGTAATCGTTGTCGTAACTCATGTTTATATAATATGTATATATACAATAGTATTGTGAATACGCTTTAAATCTATTTATTAAATATTTAATAATTTATTATTTGTTTTCTAATTGTTTAATTCTTTCTTTTAATAGTCCATTTTCCTTTGTTAGCTCTTGGATTAGAATCATCATGTCATTAATTTTTTTCTCATATTTATTATTATTATTATTATTATTATTATTATTATTATTACTAATAAGTTTCTTATACGCCTCAACCTTTTCCATATCTTCTGCATTTTTTTTTATTGCAGCCTCTCGTTCTCTCTTTATTTTTTCCATATGTTCAATTACATCTGGTTTATTTTCCAATTTACCTGGTTCGTATAACTGTAATACATTATCAATTTCTTCCATGAAAAATTTACGCATTTCAGGCTCCTTAACAATCTCTTCAACTTTTATATTTGACTCATGAATAAAATTATTTGGGTTTTCAAGCATCATCTTTTTATCATATGAATTGTGTATATGAGAGAAGACTAATATACTTTTTTTAGAATCCAATTGAACAAAAGGAATCGTATATCCCTTTAAGAATTTTTTCTCTTCCGCAATTGAAGCAGTATCATCAAACTGGGTTTGTAATAGCAGCTCTTTTCGGAATGCAAAAGTGGCCGCGGTTGCATGATTCAGACCATATGGACCAAAAGTATACATTTTATGGATATGTTTAAAATAAAAATACATTTCACTTGAACCCGCACATAACGCGGTTGGGTTTTTCTGTAATGTTTCGACTGCATGACTAACTCTTTCTGGTGGGTAATAATCATCATCATCCATGTATATAATAATATCACCTATACACTTTTCATGGCACAAATTACGTTTCTTACCAAGTGTCATTTTTTCCTCGTATCTAAAATATTTGATTCTTTTGTCATTTTTGGAGAGAATAATATCTTCAATTTTGTCGGTTCCATCATCAATAATAATCCATTCCATTCTCTCTTTTGGGTAAGTTTGGTTCTCAAAACATTTTATGATATATGAAAAAAAGGGACGTCGATTAAAAGTTGGAGTACAAATACTTACAAATGGAACATTCATATTTTTTATTTTTTTTTTAGAAAAAGAAGACATTTATTAGTTAAATAATAATTTATTCATTTAAATTGTTATTTTTTATTTTAGTTTTTATTTAAAAATTCAAAATATTATACTTTTTCTTGTATTTTGATAAAGTTTTGTTATTAGGGATTCTGCTACCGCCTACTTGAACAACTTGATTATTAGGAACAACTGGATTATTAGTAACATCTGGACTATTAAGAACAACTGGACTATTAGGAACAACTGGACTATTAGGAACAACTGGATTACTAAGATTAGGGTTTGTATTTAAACTTTCTTCAGAACCAAATGTTGCAACATTATCAATATTAGTTGTATTAGTATTAATAGAAGGTGTTACTTCTGATGCTTTAACTGTTTCTGTTTTTACTCCTTCTGTTCCTGTTGCTTTAACTGTTCCTGTCGTTGGTCCTCCTGTTTTTACTCCTGTCGTTGCTCTTTTTATTGTATTACTATAAGTAGTTGATATTGGCCAATCTAAAGGATTTAAAGAACCTATACTACCAAACATACTGCAATCTGCATCTGATTTTTTTGTATATTTAACATCATTATCACCTAGTGAAACCGCGCATTTTTTTATAGGTTGTTCTACAATTATATATTTACTCATTAAACTATCATAATTGGATTTTTGAAAAATAGTGATAGGTATCCATCCAAAATAAATTGAAATAACTACTAAGATAGACGTTATTCCTGTAACTGTTCCTATATTAGAAAAAACACTAAGAACCACTAAAATTGTTACTATAAAAGCAATCAGTCTTTTATATTGTCCACAAGTCTCTTTAATTATTTTTGAAATAGTTACTTTTTCTTCTACAATTATTGGTTGGTCATTAACAATTTTTATTTCTTTTTTATAGCCAGCATAACTAAAAATAGTTATTAAGCACCAAATAAAAATAAGACTTGACAACGGTGCAGAAATTGCAAAAAATACTAATGTAAATGCTAATAAAAAAAATGCAAATCCTAGACCAAACCACCAACTCCAACTACATAAGTTTGTCCATTTATACTCTTCTGGTAAATTATCCCATGTAATATTTTTATTCTTTAACAAGTTTTTAGTTTCTGCGTCCAAGTCGCCTTCTCTTGCTTTTTCTTTTAAAAATATTGAAAATGGTGTAATAATAGACAACCATAAATAATATATAGAACTGCAACCAATTATAATGCACGAAAAAAATATAAATATAATAGGTCCAAATAATATTATAAGTATTTCTGGTAATCTATTTAACCAACCCAATAACCAGCTTAATATTTGAAAATCAACAACAAATAACTTTCCAATAATATTATATATATAGTGCAAGAGCCGATAACTATTTTTTTCATTCTTTTCTCTTAACCAATCTAAAAATGAGTTTTGAGCAAAAGAGCTTGCCTTTTGGCCTGCGTTATTATAATCAAAATATTTAAATTTTATTTTTTCGGATTTATCTTCATCTTCAAAAATAGTTTCAAAAATATTTAATTCTATTTCATTAATATCTTGTCCCCTATTATTAGTAATATTAGGTTCCATATTCGCATAAGGTTTGCAATCTTCTGTTGTAGGTATAAGATTTGCAAATGCCACTTTAGAACCAAACAAAACAAGGGCACTTATAGAAAAATAACCAAAAACCATTAATAATATGTAAATTACAGATACCAACAATTTTTTACCTTTTTCCCAAGTTAATTCATCTCCTTCAATATTGCCTTGTTGTTCTTTCTTTTTTTTATTTATTTCAGATGATTCATCGATAGTTGACATTACTATATTATATTTATACAATAATAATTTATTTAGAATTAATCTTTTTCTCTCTAAATAAAAAATAAAAATATTATTAAAAGTTTATTATTATATGTATATTTATATAATATGCGTTTTCATAATATTCATATAAATAGAAACAATTTATTTTTAGCCATAATTACAATCATTTTGTTTATTAGCATATTTTACTGGATTGACTATCTCTCAAATAATGGATTTGTAGTTTTAAAAATGAAGGAGCGTTTTGTAAATTATATTAGAGAAAGTAGGGACACTACACATACAGTCAATATGCCAATCAATACAAGTTATTCGTGCAAGAATTTTTGCGGTCCAACAGCAAGATGTTCTATTACTGGCCAACAATGTGCCGCTGATATTGACTGTCCGGGTTGTACACCTTATGTTCCTGGTATCAAAAATGAAGTTACTCCTGATGTTTCTCCTGAAAATGATGCAGGAAAATTAACTACAGAAATGACGCCTACATATTCTCCTTTAACATGGACATACCAAAATTTTTTAAGAGTAGATACTAAAAATCCAAATAAAAATCCGCCAAAAGCAAATTTTGGAGTAGATACATGGACAAATAAGTTTGATATAGGAGAAGATTTTTTTAACAAAAGGTATAAACCAAGTGGACTGCAATTTATGCCAAACTATGCTAAAACCACCAGCACTACAGGTCAGTTCATAACAGATGACCCATTACCGTCGAATTACTAAATTCAACTTTTCTCATGAAAAGTTGCTTTGGATGTTTTTGCTCAACTTTTTTTAAAAGTAGAATTGGTTTTTTTGCTCAACTTTTTTTAAAAGTTGATTAGGTCGCATACATTAGCCCACAGTTTCCGCCTACAAAAGTGACTACATTTATTCTCTCTTCAAACAAAATAAAATTAAAATTATAATCATAAATTCGCCACGAGCTCTTATTAATACCAATTATGTCTCCTGTTTCCGGGTCGCATATAGTTAATACTTGTGCCAAAGGGTCCAACGGTGGAACAACCGTGGTAAATTCCATTTCAATATTAGTAAACCGATTCATGTTTATTGCTCCAGATGGTTGCATGTCATAAGGCGACGTATTTAAACAAAAATTATAACAATATAGTCCAGAGGGTGCATTACCAGCCGTTCGAGTATATTTTTCTACATAATTAAAAACACCTGCGGGTTGCAAATTCTCTCTATATTGTCCATCCAAAAGAATACCAAGTGTTACTAAAACGTCTTTTTGGTTTTCTAAAGTATAGTCTCCTGTAATCATTAACCCTGATAAAAGCCCTGTAGGATTTACACCAGGTCCAATAGTAGAAGCCTTGGAACTAGGATTATAAACTGGATACGTTCCTTCTGTTGGCGCAAACGTCAAATCGCTTGGCATATAACTATAAGGCCAATTGGTATAATTTGACCACTCATTACGTAAGTTTGCATCACTACGCTGTAAATACCACATCCAATTTGCTACCAATCCAATCGAGTCTAGTTCTATTTTATTTGGTCCAGTAACATTATAAAAAATTTGTTCCCTCACTTGTTTAAATAAATACCTTTGCTCGTTTGAGGCAAACAGTTTTTGTTCATCATTTGAGAGAAAACAATATGTGCAATTTAAATTAATATCCGAGTTCCAAACAGTTCGAGTATCTACATACGATGTAGGTCCTAACGCAACATCCGGAGGCGGCTGCAAAAAACGATACATCTGTGCGTAACTTTGATTAAAATTTGGCGCAACATATGGAAAATTGTTCTGATAATCAGTAACGTCGCGAATCACAAAAAGTTCATTAATAGGTCGCATCGTTATATTAATATGCAATTCGTTATATTGAAGAGCTACCAAAGGGAACGCCATTTGGGTTTTTAGATTGAACCACGCATTTAAAGGGATATACAAGGTTCTTCCACGAATAGAGGGTTCGGCTCCTGCAGGATTCTCCGTATAAAAAGAATTGGGGTATGCATTTACACGAGACCCCGAATTTGCAGGGTCAACAATTTCAGGCACATTTCCAGTCATTTTATCAAATAATTCTTTTTTGTCTTTATTAAAATCACGCTGAACCATCGCAAGCAAGTATTGTCCAGAAAACTCCTGGACCTTTTGATTTCCACATGTAATTGAAACACTACGAATCATTTGAGCACCAATATTTTCTATCCATTTGAATTCATAGGGTGCCCAATTTGTATATTCGCTAGTGCCATCTATTTGTTGTGGAGGATAAATTGGAGACCATATATGCGGCAACTCTACAGATATATAACAATCCATTAATAAATCCGCATATCGAGGTATTTTAAAAGTGAAAGTAGAATCTTCTGTTAAACGCAGGGTTTTAGAGCCTTCAAAATCTACGCGAAATTTTTGCAGTCCAAAATTCGTGAATTTTTGATAAGACGCTTTCCAAAAAGTTTTAGAAGGGTTACCATTTAGTATTATATTTTGTTGTCCTGCTGATACAAGATTTAATAGTCCACCAGCCATTTTACTATATATAATTATTAAATTTTAAATAATTATATTCGTAAATAGATATTATTTTATAGATATTATTTTTATAATAATATATATTAGTAATAAATGGGAAACTCCGTATCAACCATAAAAGAAAAAATTGGTAATAATTTGAATAATATAAATACAAGTAATAATAATTTTCCTTATTTTATATGTGCTTTTGTAGTAATAGTTATTACTGTAATTTTAATTGTAAGAAGTTTATACATAAATAATTTAGAGTCATCTGAAGTAGCAAATATGAATAATTTATATTCACAAACAAATGGAAATATACAATCTATAGATGATACATATAACCAAAGATTTGGAGACTATTATATAAATACTGCATATAACGCATGTAGTGGAGGAAATTACAAAAATGATTTTGTCAGTCCACAAGTTTTAGTTTCAATTATTAGTCAAGGCGTAAGATGTCTAGATTTTGCTATTTATAATGATAATAGTAATCCTGTTGTAGCCACTTCTACTAGCGAAAGTAATTTTGTTAAAGAAACATACGATTCAGTTCCATTTACAGAAGTAATGGGTATTATAAGCTCCAAAGCTTTTGATGACACCACAAATAATAAATACGACCCTATGATTTTACACTTAAGAATTAAAAGTAATGATATAGATTTATATGATAATATTGCTAAAATTTTTAATAATTATTCAGGTAGATTGTTGGGTAACTCAGACAGTTTTTTGGATCACGGCCAAAATTTTGCCGAAACACCTCTTATTCAATTAAAAGGTAAAATTATAATAATTGTGGATGGTTCAAATCGAACTTTTGAACAAAGCAAAAGTTTTCTAGAATATGTGAATTTAGCTAGCAATTATAGTAATTATATGTATTGTTTAAGATATTATGACGTAAAAAATATTTACGACCCAAATGAGTTTACTGAACATAATAAAACATATATGTCACTTGTTTTACCAGACATAGGTAACAGCCCAGAAAACCCGGCTGCTCAATTAACACGCGAATATGGCTGCCAAATGGTTGCGATGCGATATCAACTTTCCGATGAACGTTTGCAAGAAAACATTAATTTTTTTAATGAAAATATGCATGCTTTTGTTTTAAAACCAGAGAGTCTAAGAGCTGCAAAAAATAAGATTGTTGTAGTAGATGGTAAAAATGCTGAACCAGTTTCAGAAGCGAGTAGGCTTGCAGATTTAGCTAATGGTGAAATAACTATTTTTACACAAAATCCAGATTTGTCTTATAAAACAAAAGACGTTACAAATAAATTATTTAATTTCAAATATTAAATATTAAATATTAAATATTAGTAGTGTATTGATAATTTTATATTTGTATATTATAATAAATATAAAATGAAAGAAGAAATATGTAAACGCGGCGATAGTTTTGCTGACTGCGAGCTTGCAATATTACGAACCCAAGTTGACCAAGCACAAGAAAAAATAGCAAGGCGCGTTGTAAATACCCCTGAAGTTAAACAAATGATAACAATCGTAGAAGATTTTATTAAAAAGAAAGGACTTGTTTGTTATGGAGGAATTAGTATAAATGCTTTACTACCAGAAGAAGATAAAATTTATAACGAAGAAATTGACCTTCCTGATTACGACATGTTCTCTCCAAACGCTTTAGAAGATGCAAAAGAATTAGCAGACCTTTATTATAAAAATGGTTATAGTGAAGTAGAGGCACGAGGTGGACAACATATGGGAACTTATAAAGTCTTTACTAATTTTCAGGGTATGGCAGATATTACAAATTTGCCCAAAGAGTTATATGATGCAATTAAAAATAAAGCAATCCGAGTAAATGGAATATTATATACTGACCCAAATTATCTCCGAATGTCGATGTATTTGGAATTAAGTCGTCCGGCTGGTGACACAAGTCGTTGGGAAAAAGTAGTAAAACGATTAACGCTTATAAACAAACACTATCCTTTGGACGATAAAAAATGCAACTATATGGAATTCCAAAGAAAAATGGAAAATAAAGAAAAAGGGGATGAAATTTATGAAATAGTTAAAGATGTATTTATAAACCAAGGTGTTGTGTTTTTTGGCGGATATGCTATTTCACAATATAGTCAGTATATGCCTAGTAATTTACGTAAAAAAGTGGAGAAAAATGCGGATTTTGATGTTATTTCAAGTGACCCTGAAACAACGGCTGAAATTTTAAAGGAGCGACTAACAGATAAAGGTATTACAAATGTAAAAATAATTAAAAGAGATCCTATTGGAGAGATAATACCTCTTCATTTTGAAATTAAAGTAGGGGTTGATACAATTGCATTTATTTATAAACCAATTGCATGCCACAGCTATAATGTATTAACAATTAATAAAAAAAACATAAAAATTGCAACAATTGATACTATGTTGAGTTTTTATTTGGCATTTTTGTATACAAATCGTCCATATTATACGCAATTTACAGACCGTATTTTGTGTATGTCAAAATTTTTATTTGATGTTCAGCAAAAAAATCGTCTTAAACAGAAAGGGCTTTTAAAAAGATTTAGTATTATTTGTTATGGTCATCAAGAATCTGTTGAAGAAATGCGCGCAGAAAAGGCAAAAAAATTTAAAGAACTTAAGGATAAAAGAGGAACACATGAATATGAAGAATGGTTTTTAAATTATCGACCTGAAAAAGGCAAAAAAGACGAGTCAAATAAAGAATATAATAACAAAAAAGTAGAAGTAAAAGTAGAAGAAAAAAAAGTATATATTAAAAAATTTAGAACAAAAAAATATAAGGGAAAAAAAAGATTCAAAAGAAACGGCTTTTTTAATATATTTTCGATGTCTAAAAGTAAAAAAAGAAAAAAATAAAATAATTTATAATTATATTAGTAAAATAATGCAAAATTTGCAAAAAATAATTATATTTGGATTCCCACATTGTGGAACTACTATTTTACGAAGTATTATAGGTCATATTGAAGAAGTATATGAAATTATAGACGAAATATCTAGTATTAACGACGAAATTATAAATAAAATAGACCCTAAGCTTTTAGAAAACAAAAAATATATTTTGTGCAAATTTCCATATACTAGTACTGAATTTTTTAAAGACGAAAAATATAATGACTATATTAAAATATTTATACTTAGAAACCCAGCATTTGTATTTAGCTCTTTAAATGAACGATATAATAATAAATTACCAGACTATTTTATTGATAATTATTTAAATAGTTTATCTTATTATGTTGCAAATAACAATAATGACAATCAAAATGTTAGTAATAATCTTTATATAATAAAATACGAAGCTTTATTTTACCAAAATTATTTAAATTTAAAAAGAATATTTCATTCAATTGGTTTTAATTACACAGATAAAATTTTTAATAATGAAAAGTATGCGAATAAATGCCAACATTTATCTGATAAAATAAATATTCCTAAGGTAAAACCAAAAAATCAAAATAAACAACACGGTTTATACAGATTATATCAAATTAATAAACCATTTATAAATAATAATGATATAACAAAAATAAATTTAACTGAAAAACAAAAAGAGGCTTTTAAAAATAATGAATTAATTAAACAAATATTTCCTGGGTATGCTGAATTACCTATAGATAAAATATAAATAAAAATAATAAAATTATTTAAAAACAGTAATTTTCCAATAAAGTGGAGTAAATATCAAAAATAATCCTTGATAATATTTTACAAACTAAACTATTATTTGTATCTATTTTAAAAATATTTTTTACATAAGCCATAATTTTTATTATATATAGTACAACTGTTTCTGTAAAAAGTTTTACATTAAATTTACATTTATCAGTTAAGCTCCAATCATTTACATAACTGCACATATTAGTTGCCGTTTGTTTTATAAAAAAATTATGAATATCTAATAATCCAGATAGTAAACGATTAAATATATTTTTTTCATTTTTCACATTTATTATATTATTAATTTTATCATATCCAAATAAATCAAGGTACAAGACCTTTTTGTAATGACGTTGTTTAAAAATATATGGTGTTAAACCATCTATGTATTTATTTTTATATGTCATTTGCCCATCAATACAAAAAGGAATAAAACAAGATTTTAAAATTGTCTCTATAACATCTTCTTTATTTTTATATATTTTTTTAATTATTTTTTTTGAGTAAATATTGTTATATGTAATATAAAGCCGATTATTTATTTTTTTACAAATATTTGAGGGCATTTTATTTTTAATATTTGTTTCTAATAGTATTTTTATTTTATTAAACAAAAAATTTGCTTTGAAATCTTGTAAAACAATTGCAAATAATTCATTTAAATAATCAAACTCATCTAAAAAATAAAGTAATCCTACAAAACTACCTATGCTACATCCAGAAATTCTTTCAATTTTAACATAATTGAGCCTTTCCATTTCTTTTAAGAAGTATAAGGCACCTACTAAATAGCTGCCATTAAATGCACCCCCATCAAGCACTAAATCTAAAATTAGTGGTTCTTTTTTTTGAGTAATATTTTCAGGTAAATTTTCAATTAATTTTTTTACATAAGTGTGTATCATTTAATAATCCACTTTTAAAAAAAATGGAACAAAACTTATATTTCCACTTTTCTTATGAAATTGTAAAAGTGGAGCAAAATATACTTTTTAAGAAAAAGTATAGCAAAAATAGAAACACTATAATTCCACTTTTAAGAAAAGTGGAAAAAAATTTTTACACTTTTAAAATATAAAAAGTGTAAAAATATAATTGCAGTAAAAAAAAATGGGGTTTTTGCTCCACTTTTTCTAAAAGTGGACAGTTATTTTATTCAGTAAATAAAACATTATTCCAAATAGTGCGCTCATAAAAAGATATCCATTTATATTTAAATTACCATCCATCGAAAATAAAATAGGCAAATAGGAAAATAAGTATTTCCTAAAAAATGGTAATTGAAATAAAAAATACAAAGCAGCAATTAAAAGAGGTGTCTGAATTTCACTATACATTTCATCCAACGAATCTGAGTATTTTTTATTACTATTATAACTTTCTATAATATCATCTGGTCCATCACTTGGTTGCGTATAGTCGCCCATTTGATTCTGATTTTGAGAAGGTGGTAAAGGTGGAATATAATTTGGCTGAATCTGAGGGTCCTGAGTAATATTATTTGTTGTCATAGCAATATCTCTTGATGGTAACTGGGTTGCACCTGAATTACTTGCTTGTTGAAGCCCGCTTACTATTTGATTAATTGTCAATTGATCTAAAGTCATCGATGTAGGTGCTGATTGCTTTGACATTTCAGATGCTTGAATATTTACATTTGTATTATTATTTCCGCCAGCGGGGTCTGTTGGAAGGTCTAAAATACTGGTTGAATCACTCATAGTATAATTATTATAAAGATTGATTGATTATAATAATTACGCAAAACGGACTGTTTTTTTACTTTTATCACACTTTGTTTGTTTTGTTGTGTATGTATAACATTTATTATCGAATTTATATACTTTGTCTTTTAATTCTGCTAAAGGAGGTGCTTTAAATATTATACAACGTTTATTTTTACAAACTTCCCTAAATAAAGAAGCAATTCCAAAACCTAATATAACTGACATTAATATTTTTCCTGTATGAGTATGCACAAATTTTCCAAATTCTACCATATAATATACTCCACCTTTAAAAAAGGTGGAACCAAATATATTTTCTTATTAAATTATAAAAAAATAATTTTTGCTCCACTTTTTCTAAAAGTGGAACTAAGCTTGAACCGGAACATTTGCTATTTTGGATTCATCTTTTGGACATTCTACTTCGGTTGGTTCATATTTAAAACAGTTATTTGCATCATCTTTAAATAAAACTTGGTTTATATTATCAGGACTTGGATAAATGAAGACAGGTTTTATATCAGGACCCAAAATATATACAAAAAAAAGGCCAATTGCTAAACTTACAAAAAATACTGGGAATGAAATATAGTCAAATATCATATAATATACTTTTAAGAAAAGTATAACAAAAATTATATTATTATAGTGATTCTATTTTTGCTCTACTTTTTTTAAAAGTAGATTATGCCGCATACCGTAATGTAAACTCTTTTGCGTTTTCAATAAACTTTTCCCTATTAAATTTATAAAGTGCTGCAATTTCAGGAGACAACGGGTCATTTGGATTTGGATCCGCCAAAAGTGAACAAATTGACAATAATATTTTTGAGACGTTCAAAGCTGGGCTCCATTGGTCCTTTAAAATATCCAAACAAATGTCACCATTACTATTAATATTTGGATGATAAATTTTTGTATTAAATGTGATTTTGGGTGGTTTAAACGGATAATCCGCGGGAAATAACATTTTTAAATAAAATATGCCTCCTTCATAAGGCGTTTCAGTAGGTCCAATAATAGTTGCATCCCAATTAAATAAATCATTTGTATTATTTAATCCAGCCGAGCAATTTTCAGGGGTATCTTTTTGGATTTCGGATAATTCTTTTTGTAAGCGCTTTAAAGCCATTTTATTATTTATAATATAATAAATAATAAATAGTATTTAAGTATATATCATAATACACTTTTAATCCACTTTTAAGAAAAGTGGAGCAAAAATAGAAGAACTATAAGTCAACTTTTAAGAAAAGTAATGAAAAAGTGGACCAAAAGATTTCTTTAAAATTTTATCTTTGTTATGATTATGACAAATTAACGTTTTTACATAATGAAAGTAATTCTTCATAATTTTTTATTTGTGGTGGTGGTGGTGTAATTCCCATATATATTTTATAAGATAACGGTTGTGGATCCATTACTTTTTCCTCTTGTTCTAAATATACTGCATACATACAACGACTTGGATATCTATATTTTTCATTCTCAATTTTTTGTTGTTTTTCGGTATCACTAAGCTTTATAAAACGTGCATTTACAAAATCAGCATATTTATTAGTTACATAACTACCCCAAGGCCAATAACCATTTTTAATTTTATAGTTTACTTCTTCAGTTGTTGCACATTTAAGTAGACTTTTATATTGCCTTTTAATATAATCATTTATTTGGTCGTTTGTGCATTTATTATCAGCTGCAGTCCCACAACCAGTTTTACTAGCAAAAAGAAGTTTTTTCCATGTGTCATCGGATACAACTTCAGTTACTGGTTTTAAATAATCATACTTTCCTATTCTATCAGTTGTTAAACCTTCAATAATAGGTTTATGAAACATTAAACTTAATATTATTAATATAACTAAAAATAAACAAATAGTTTTTTTGTGTTTATCAATATAAAATAATAAATTATTTATTTTCATTTATATATAATAAATATATAAATGTCTAATTTAAAAGGCTAAAATGTTGAACTAAACATATGGTTTAAACGCCAACTCTTTTGATATTACGCGATTCATTTCATCTCTCAACATACCAGGACCAAATGTTTTATAAACACTATTTCTTGGATTATTGTAAAAATCATTATATAATTGATTACCTAAATCAAACGTGTCATTACCTAAATCATTTGGTGGTATTATCAAATTTGGCGGCGCTACAAAAACCATCGCCTGCCCTGCTTTTTTACTTTTAATATACTGGTCCATCGATAATTCCATCCATACAGGGTCATCCGCCAAAACTGTTTGTAATTGTTGACTTAAACGGTCCCATAATAGTTGATAATCTGGATTTGTCCACGTAACAAAACCATTTTCATCTATATTAAATTGTTGTGGTTTAACTGACTCATATTCTTTTACTTCTTCTTCTCCTGCATCTTCTTCAGCATCAGAATCCTCAATTATTAATCCAGGCTTAACTTTTAATGTTTTGGTTTTAGATGAAAGACCCTGTTTAACTTTTGCCGTTTTAGTTTTGCTTGTTTTTTGTTTATATGCAATTGTTTTATAATCAAAAATATTTACAACCGAATCTTTATAAGTTAATTCAAGTTGCTCTATGCTGGTTTTTTTCTGAACCAATTTAAAAACACCATTTTCGAGTTCAACATTATTATAATTATATTTTAAATTCATAAGCTGGTTTAGTTTAGGTGTGAGTTGATTTACGTAAATATTTACAGAATCCTGAATAAATTGAGTATTATTTGTTTTATCGTAACTTACAATTGCATCATTAATATACCCAATTGTCATGTATATTTCGCCTTGTAGGGTCTTAATGGTTTCATTAACTTCACGATTATCAAGTTCATTCAAGTATAATTCTAAAACTGATGTTAGTCTTTCTGTTTTCTCTCCAATTAAAACAGTATAACTATCAAAATTTTCCAAAGCTTGTTCAGTATTAATAAAACCAAATAATAGTTTATTTTTATCTACAATAATTTGATTTTTGATGGTTTTGATATCATTTTCTAAACTTTTAATAATTTCTGGATAAGTTTCGGTGTATCCTGTAAAAATATTAATATTTAAGTTGCAGGGGTCAACACGATCGCCACAAACAGCGGATAAAATGCGACCATCTTGGTCCTTATCATATTTAATAGAAAATAAAGTTCCTACTGGCCGATTACAATCGATGCATTTTGGTTTTAATTTTTTGAATTCGCGACGTTTTTCATTAATGCTTAAACCCTTATCTAATTTTTTCACTTCTTTATCGATTGCAGACTCATAGTCTCTTTTTAATTTGTAAAAGTCATTTATTCCATCTTGCCAGGTTTTCATATATATATCCACTTTTAAAAAAGTGGAGCAAAATCTCCTAATTTATTTTAATTTTTCCACTTTTCCTATGAAATTGTAAAGTGGAGCAAAACTTCTAATTTGTTTTAATTTGCTACAATTTTTTTACTTTTTTTATAAACTTGTAATGTCAAGCAAAAATCATTAATTAGTTATTATGGGATGTTTTTGCTCCACTTTTTCTAAAAGTGGATTTAGTCCCAATTTGGCAGCCCTGTTATTAATTCTTGTTGAGCACGACGTTTTGATTCTTGGAAAGTCTTGATTTTTGACAATATATATTGCTGTTTCTCTCTATTTTTCTCTTCTCTTTCTACATGTGTCAATCGCCCTTTATACTTATAAAGTAAAATTGCTCCTAAAATTAAAAAAAATCCAATCAATAACGCAATATTTATTATATAATTATGATACTTTAGCCTAAATGCATGAGTTTGCTTTAATGTTTCATTTAAAAAATATTTGGTTCCTGGTTCTATTAATGTTGGTTTAGAGTAATCGTCAAAGTCCATATTAAATATTTGTAAAAAACTAAATTAAATTATACACAATAAATATATGAATACTTATTTAAACTATACTATTTTTATAATAACAACTATTTTTTATTATATAATAAAAAATTCAAATAGTAATGATAATGCTAATACAACAAATTCAGATGGACAACCCGTAGAAGAGTCAAGTAATTATATGATGTTGTTTATATATTTTTTAATAGTTATAACTTCTCAATTTTTTATAAATGCTTCTATACTTTCTAAAACTTGTGGTAACAGTTTTACAGCTAACTTAAAAGATGCTGCGGTTATCACATTTATGCTTTGGACTTTAATATTTGGTGTTGTTATTATAGTTTTAATATCTTTTCCTGGTATTAAAAGCGCATTTTCGGATTTTTATGGTTACTATTATGTAGCTGGGTCAGCAAATAATATTCTTAATGATGTGCTAGATAATAATACAACTGACCCTAATAAATTTAGTTTAATTCAAAAAATATATGCAAATAAGTCTATTTTAATTAACCAAATTGTGCCATCTGATTTTGACAGATATTGGAATCAGATGAAAAATTTATTTAAAAACCCAGCAGATGATAGTAAAAAAGAAGAATTACGTAAACTTGTTGACACACGTGACAATATAGGTGAAGGAATGTGGTATATTTATACTGGTATACTTATATGTTCTTTAGTTCAACTAAAATTATCAAATGTTAGTTGTAATCGTGTAATCTTAGAAACTGCTGCTCAGTAATTTTTATTTTTTAATTTTAATTTTTATCAATTACAACTGACTTGGCAATTTTACTAATTATTTTATCCTCTTTTTCTTGTTTAGTGCCTTTATCTCCACCAGTTTCGCCGCCGAATGCTTCCATGCATATTTGATTAAACTGTGTGGTTTTTTTGGAATTGCTTTGAACACACTCAGGATACAAGTCCCTCCATGTAGCTATTAGCGTAATATTTTTGTCCCTTACCGTCCGAACTAGCTCCTTCATTTGTTTCATTTCACTGTCATCTTTTTCCCATTTATCGTGGTCCTTAATATACATCGTTTCTCTCTTTGAGTCAGAACAGTGAACAGGCCTTTTTTGTATATCAAGAGCCTTTAGGTTTTTTATAATAATATTAGAGATACCATCAATAAACCCCATTTTACCAACAGATTCAAGGTCAGACAATTGAAGTTTCACAGAATCAATAAAATCGCTCATATTCATCGCGTCTTTGCATGTTTCGTTCAAAAATACTTGCAAATTAAACGTTTTGTTATGTGAATTGGTATGAGTTATGTTATTTATATTATTTGTTAATGAATCCTTTTTAGCCAATTCTAAAATTAAGTTTTTGAATTCTTTATTTTCATTAATTAAATACTGGATTAACTCATTATTTGCTGTATCATAATTATCATTATCATTATAATTATGTTTTTCATTATTAGAAACATATTTTTTACAATTTTTTGTATGTTTCCACAAACCAGCATTCGTGTTAAAATATTTATCACAAAATTCACAAATATAACTATTTTGTCCTTTTTTGCCCTTTTTTGCCCCTAAATCATTTCCAACGATTTCCTGGGTATGTTTTGCTGTAATAATATGTCGTTCCCAACTGTATTTTTTACTGCATTTAAAGTCACAAATTTCGCAATAATATTCTTTTTGCCCTTTTTTGCCCTTTTTTGCCCCTAAATCATTTCCAAAAGTTTCCATAATATAGCAACAGAAAAAACCCCTAAATACTTTTTTAAAAAAATTATCATAACAAAAATATAATTATTATTTTGGTGTCCAGACGCTAAAATTAATTTATGGTCACAACTGTTTCAAAAGTACAAGAGTTTTTCGGATTTCCTGTTTTTGGACATTTATAAATGTCCATTTTTCACTTTTCCAAAAAAGTCTTGGCAAAAAAAACTACTAAAATTTGAAGAAAAATTTAAGATGATTTTTCCAGAAATAATAATCCAAATATTCTTATTGAAAATGATAATACATCGATGACATAATTTTATATTTGACAGATGATACAAATATAAAACAACATTCTAAAACCCTAAATTTGGTCTAGATACATAATACAAAATAAATAAATAACATAAAATTCCTAAAACAATTGATAATAGCCACAAAGGAAGGATTGTTTTATTTCTGTATCCAACACCAAATTCACGAATACTTCCATCTGTATTGTACAAAAATGACGGCTTATTCACGTGAATTAGTGTAAAAATAATAATAAATAATAATGTTGCAAAAAGAGTTGTATTTTGACTTATAATTAATCGATTCATTTAATCTAATATATAATTATAAACAAAAATTTGTAATTATACATTTTTCTTATTAGTTTTAGTTACTTTGTAAAAGATATATTTTTAATAATAATTATCAAGTGAATAATTTATAGTTGATAAACATCTTACTACTTTTGCATGGTCGGCTTCAACATTAGACCCAATTGTTGATTCATTTCCTTCTTGTATAATAAGCCAAGGATAATAACAATAACAATGTCCTAAATTTTGCATTCTTGATAACATCCAGTCACTTGAACAAAAACAGTTTTTAAACATATTTAAAATATGATAACAACCCTTTTTTGTAATAATATATCCAGCAGTTAAATATTGTTCTTTACATTCTTCCCAATTATATATTTGCTGCATAGGCTCAGATGCATTTAACATTAAACATAATAAATCTGCATCGTTTTTTTGCAAAATAAATGAATCTAGTTTTTTTTTCCACTCTTTATCAAAACAAGCATCATCTTCTAATATTAAAGCATAATCTATATTATTATTTAAAATATATTTCCATAAATTAATATGAGATTGTGCACAAGCTTGTTGTCTTAAATTTAACCTAGAGTCAAACTTATCTATTAAATTTTCAGGAGTAGATGCATCAACAAAAGTAACATCCATATCGAAATACTCAAACCTGTTTTTCATATTTTCTTTTCTTTGAGTAAGTATATTTAAAGAAATGCAAAATGTGTTTGTTTTATCTAATTTAAATTCATTCATTTATTTTTATAATAATAATAATTAAATTATTTTTATATTATTGTTATTAAAAATAATAAAAGGTCCAAATTTTTAGCTTTTGTCTAAAGGTGTATTTAATCATATTCCCCCCAATCTATATCTTCACCTTGTGCACCTGTATATAAATCGTCACCGTCCATATAATCTTCCCTCATATTGCTCATATCATATGCATCTTGTTCAATAGCAGCGGCATTTGCAGTATCTTCCATAAAATCATCAAAATCCAAATTTGACTTTTCACCATTATATTTCTTATTTTTCCTTAATGTTTTGTCTACGGTTGCCATCATTTCCATAAAGTCGCGTTCCTGGTCATAATTGTCGGCATCATAAGACGTCAATCCCTTCTCTAAACTTTTCCCCCAAATGCCTTGTTTTGTAACCTTCAAAATATTATCAACATTACGCTCTTCATCTGTCATGGACTTCAAACGGTCAGTAAATGTGTTTTTTTCTCTCTCCTTGATTTTAAAAGTAAAATCCTTAATATTATCGTAAGAAATATCAACTGTTTCCTTGTGATTGTCAATTATTTGTGTAAAAGCCACAAGGAGGTTGCAAACTTTTTGTTTTAATTTTTTCTTGTTACCACTAACTAACATAGTTTCTCTCTGACTGCGGTTGCCAATATCCAAATCATTCCTTGTCTCTGTTTCATCTAAGTATTCAGAGGAGAAAATATCCTGGACATCTAACTGGCGCGTCATTTCAGTAACAATCATATCTTCATTATCGGATAAATCAATAAACTGGATAAAAACGCGTAATAAATAAAACTCAAAAAGGTATTTACATGTTCTCTCTTCAAAGACTGGTTTCAAAATTTTTTCACCATACTTAATTTCACTAAAACCAGGTGTTACACTTGCAAGCAAAACTAAATTTTTACAACTAGTTTGTATTGTATTTAAAATATTATACAGTTCATTATCATTATAAAACTCACGCAGGCCTTCATAATACTCGCTGATTACTTTATGAAGGTCTCCCATATGTTTCATAGAAAGACCCCAATAAGCAGGCAAATTCACATTATTATAATCTACTTTATTCAAAATAATAGTTGGGAAAATAGAAGCCAAATTTTTAATAAATAATTTAAAGAAACTAATAACGTTGTAGAGAGAACCATTCGAAATAAACTTTTTATTATCCATTATACTAGTATCTGTTTCCCATCTTGAAATATTTTGGATTAACTGTGCAGCCTTTTTTTGTATTCTTTTAGTAATGCCGCGGTCCTTGTTTTGGTCAATAAAATCCGTTATTTCTTCTCTCATAGTTTCAATATTTTTAATCAAATAATTATTCAATTTTTCACTTTCTTTTGAAACTCCTTCTTCAACGCTAAATTTATTCAAAAGGTTCAATAATAGGCCTCTTAATGCTGGCTCTACTACCTCATCATTTTCATTATCAATTTCTTCCAAAGTTGCGGTTAAAACGCTGACTGAATTCAAAACAGGATTATCCAAGTCAATATTAATAATATTATTTCGCCCAACAAGCTGCAATAACCTCAAAAATGTCTCATTTGAAAAATCACGTTTATCCTCCTTTAGTTTTCGAATAATTTCATCAACCGAATCACTATCTCGAATATAGTCGGGCTTTTCAGCGCATAAAGGCAAAAAATCCTCGCTAATGGGAATCAACGTTGTAAAATTGCAATATTTAATAAAGGCCAAATAAATTGTCTTTTCATTAAAGGTTTGACTTAAAGGAGGATATATGTTTTTAGTATCAACAATACTATACAATAATTGCGCCTCAGTATAATCACTAATATCTTGTAAAATATCCGACAGCTTTTTTACTATAGTATTAAACTCGGTTATAGTGTTGTCTTCATTTTCAAAATACTGAATCGTGGACAATTTGCCTTTCTCATCGCAACACGCATTTTCCAAAAATGGTTCATTATTTGCTTTATGAAGTATGGCTTGTTTCTTTTTTACGATTTCACCAATTTTCTCTTGAAGCGCCAACGAAAACTGAATAATTTTCGACTCTAGAACCAGTATTTTTTCCCTTTGGTTAATAGAGCCATCTTTCAAATCTTTTAATAATCCAGACTTGAATTCTGGGGAAATATTCACCAAGTGTTTAATTCGAATTGGAACAAGTGGAGGTAAAAAATTCGTCCAATTTACAACATCATATTCTTCCGCAATATCATTTACAGGATTCAAAATCAAATACTCCGTTTTTTCGTCAATTTTTCTCATAACATCCGCCAACTTCAAAAGGCCCATCGTTTTTTCGGTGCCATCAATTGCTAGCTTTATTTTTTTGGCGATGAACTCTTCTTTGGTTCGCTTTAATGCCGACCATGGCTCATCGCTGCTGCGCAATTTATACGCTATGCATGACAAGTAATTAACACTACTTAAGTCACCGGAACCATCAAAAGGATAACCAACGAAAGACCGAACGCAACCTGGAAATGTTTTCCTCGTTTTAATAGATGGCATATTTGTCTGTATTGCAATTAAATAGGCGCCAAAAGTATAGTATAAAATACTGCTATTATACAGCTCTTTATAAGTAGGTATACTTTTACCTGAATCCGTTGCCGCCTTAATAGATTTTTTATATTCACTTTCTTCAGGCATATTCATTTTAACCATATCAGTAACAGAATTAATTATGAATTCTTTTTGGTCTTCTAAATTAATACCCATCGAAACTGATAAAGCATTTATAATATTAACAATCATTCTTATTTCGCCGGTCATTACAATCTGCAGCTTATTTGTAGTTCCAACAGTAATTATTTTGTCGCCAGCATTTGCCTCCATTATTTCACGGGTTGAAACTTTAAAGCCATCATCAAAACCTTCGTCGGTGCTAAAATCAATTCTTGAAATTACTTGACCACTATATTTATCAACCCAAACGTCGCCATCGTCACTTAATTTTCCAATTTCTTTAATTAACAATTGAATATAGTCAAGATATTGGTCAGGCGCATTTAAAAAACATGTAGCCAAATTATAACGAAAAACAGGAATTAATGGCACATCCGTTTTAATACAATAAAACCAATTTGCCATTTCTTCTTTACCGAGTGGTCCTACACCATTATAATGGTCTCTTGTAAATTCTGTAACAAACCGAACAATATCATTTTGTTTTTTTACGAAATCACCTTGGCCTATTATTAAGGATAATAATTTACTATAAGGAGAGACGATTACAGGAGTCGCCTCACTTTCATCGTCGTAAATACCTAATTTGTATTTTATGTTATTATTTTTTAACATGAGTTCATTATTGATATGGGTTAAAATTGGCAAGATGGACAAATCATAATTATATTTTTCAGTAATATCTTTTGTAAATTGCTCCCTTGATTTATAATATTTCTGGTCAAACTCGGTTAAAATATCTTTTAACAAATCATCTTTAATTTGCAATTCATTTAATTTCAAAGACTCGCAGTTACTTTCATATGTTTTTACTTCACTAATGCATTTTTCTTGCAAATTGCAAAAAATATCAGAGTCAACCGTTTTGATGTTTGGCGACTCATCTTTTTCCCAACGATTACTGACGCGTTTATAATATTCTATAACTGAATCCAATTTATCATTATTTTCCGCGGTATTTTTTATATTAATAATTGCATACTGCCCATCTAAAACACGCTTAATACCGCTAATCAAAGTATCTGCCAAATACTCGGCATCTGAAGGACTCAATTTGTATTTTTTCTCAAGTGCTTTGGGTAAAAAATCAATAAAGGCTTCTGGTGTCATACCATTCATCTCTTTTTCATAATCATCCAAAATTGAATAATTGGTCTTGTCATATATTTTATCAAAATAAATATCACCTGAATCATTATCTCTCATTAACTCATCCACATTTTTATACAATTTAGCAACAACCACTTTTTTACATTCACCTGAATCGGACTCTTCTGTTTTTGCCATTTTTGTTTTATTTAACTCTTTTTCGCTTTCAAGAATATCATTCAGCTCCTTGGGAAACATAAGCGGAATGTTTTGAAGCGTTAATGCAGTAGTATATAACTTCGTTGCGTCCTTTACTGTTATTTTTTGTAGTATTTCCGAGTTGGTAAAAATTTTTAAGTCATTTTCAGTATCTATATCATATGCTTTAAAAACATCTTCATTTAAATTATCTTTTTTCCCTAATAAAGTTATAATAGATTCTTTAAATAAAGAATACGACTTATCACTTGGTATTTTTTTCAACTCTAAAAAATGTTTGAATTCTCCTATAAAATTTTTATTGTGCGCGGATATTTTTTCGTCAATAAATTGGATGATGTCTTTATACAACATATAAGTAATATTATCGCTGTAAACTAAGAATGGTTCTAAAAAACTAACTACATCAACAATCGAAAGCTTACCTTTAATATATTTTTTCATTAACTTAAACAAAATTCGCGTTTTGGGGACAATTGTTTTGATGAAATTAATATAAATCTCGGTTTTATCAACTTTTCCAAGAATATTTTCATCTTCCGATTGCAAATTTAAAACGTAATTTTTAATATTATTTGCAAAATTGTTTTCATTATACTCAATATCTTCATTTATGTTATCCACAAATATGTCGTTAATTGCCGTTTTTGACTTCATTATTTGCCAAAAATTAAAATAAACATTATTTAAATCGGCTCTTTCCAAAATAGATGTGCCTGGTAAGTTAATACGAGAATATCTTATAACAGGCTCAGGTAACGTAATAAAAGATTGGATATCCATAACATCCGGTTTTGTTAAATTAACAACTTGCGATATCATTTTTGGTCCTGAAAAAGAACTGGCGACTAATTTATTAAGCCCCAAATTGTATTTTTGAATAACAAATCGTCTTGTTGTAGTATTACTGTTTGCCATTACAGAAGAGTAAAATTGGTCTAAATTATTAATGATTGTAGTAATATTTTCGCCCGCTTCTTTAACATAAATAATATCATCCGTATTTTCTTCATCAATATAATCAAATGGTGTGAAATATGGATTTAAATTTGTATACAAAGAAGTATATTTATTATTTTCATCAACTAATTCGTTGCCCCTATAACTTTTAATAAGAGCGTCCATTGCATTCAAATTTTCAAACATATTTAGTTCTACAACGTCGTTTGAATCATTATCATAGGATTGTTGGACTCCCATCTGACTCACATTTAAATCATTATATATTTTTTTCACATTTTTAACAACCGGTAAAATCCACAAGAGGTTTTTATTAAAATTTTTAAAGTATTGAAGTAATGGTTTATAATTTGCCTCATAAATGCGTGCATTTTTAATATTACCATACTCATCAAAATCAGAATACATCTCTCTTAGTTGTTTAAAACGTTCTATCATCGTGTGAATATTATTCAATACTTTATTGGTTCTTTGAATGTTTGGAATACTTGATAGAAGCTCATCAAGCAAGTCGGTTGTCTGGGTTTCAATACTAAAACGCTGTTTTTCTTCGCCTACATCTACAAATTGAACAATTGAACCTAATTGCTCTTTACCAAATTTAATTTGGTCCGCATTTATTACAAATTCACGGATTTGACTTCTAACATCTTTAATAGGGACTTCTATGTCTATTTTTTCGCGTATAACAGGAATAGGCTGTAACTCTAATCCTTGCTCTTGTTCCAATTCAGGAATTATTACTTCCTCTTCTTCCGTAACTACTTTTTTCCTTTCTGGTTTATCTTTTATTATGATTGACTTAATTGGCAAATCAATTGGCAGCCCTTTATAGTCAAAATTAATATAAATGACATCATTATCAGGAAAAGTTGTTACTTCTATCATATCTTCTTCCAAATTCGTAATTTCACCATTAATAACGGTCTCAACACTACCATCTTCAAAATGTATGCTTACCCAATTACCAGGTAATAAACCATTTTGTTTTGCATAACCAGGAAATTCGCGTCGAGCTAATAATTCAATTTTAGTAATATTACCATCTCCAAGAATGTGATTGGGGTCAATTTTTATGGTTGTTTGGTCAAAATTTTCTACATTAATCAAGTCTACTCTGTTTTCATCAATATAAGTAATCATGAACGTATTTTGGTCTAGGATTTCATTTACAGGGTTTGAAATTTTAATAACATCTCCTAATTGTAGTTCTATTGACGTTTTCTCTCTTTCTTCTTCTACTAGTTCTTCTTCTAGAGAAGGCTCCTTCACAATTTCCTTTATAATTATTTCAGGTGTTTCTGAAGACACCCCTTCATTTGCTACAGCTGATACACTTTGTTTTTCAGATTCATTTTCATTTTCATTTTCATTTCCAGATTCTTTTTTTATTTGTTCCATTGTTTCTATATTTATAATAGAAATTTTTATGCTTAAGTAAAAATCAATTTATAAATATAGTTTAAAGACAATTTAATAATAATCTATATATTACTATTAAATATGATGAATTATTATTTAACCTTGACAGACGATTTTAATCAGGTATTAACACAAAAAAAACCAACTAAAGCACTCAAGTTATCTACCGTTCAGTCTAAAAATAATGGAAACACCTATCAAATTATTAATTATGATAAGTCTCAATTATGTTATGATAATATTTCTACAGTCGGTTTGTTTAGGTCAGTTATTTTAAATAAAAATGGAAATCTACTTTGTTTTTCCCCTCCTAAATCAATTAAATCAGATATCTTTATAAAGAACTACCCTGAAATAACACAAAACATCGTAGCCCAAGAATTTATTGAGGGCACGATGGTAAATGTATTTTGGGATTCAAGTGTTGGTATAACCGGTGGTTGGGAAATTGCAACTCGTAATACGATTGGCGCTACATCTAAGTTTTTCAAATCGACTGAATCCAAAACTTTCAGGGACATGTTTTTAGAAGCAGCTCAAAAAAATAATTTAATACTTGAATGTTTGAATCGTAGTTACAGTTATAGTTTTGTCCTTCAACACCCTGAAAATAGGATTGTAGTGCCTTTTTCTGAGCCCCAACTATATTTAGTTGCGATGTATCATATTTACTCTGAAAATTTGCAAGTAGGGGTTCAACCGTTAGAACACATATCACCTTTTTTTATAAATACAACGATTAAATTTCCAGAGGTATATAAAGAAAAAACTTATAGTGATTTAATTGACAAATATGCGTCGATGAATACTGATTATAAGACGCTTGGACTAGTATTAGTGAATAATGTTACTGGAGAAAGAGCCAAGATTAGAAACCCTGTTTATGAGCAAGTGCGTCATTTGCGCGGTAATCAACCCAAATTGCAATTCCAGTATCTTTCTTTAAGAAGGGAAGGAAAGGTGAAGGACTTTTTGAAGTTTTATCCTGAAAATAAAAAAGACTTTACTAATTTTAGAGACCAGGTTCATTTATTTACGGATACTTTACATGCGAATTATGTGTCATGTTATATTAAAAAGGAAAAGGCTTTGAAAGAATATCCAGAACAATTTAGGACACATATGTTTAAACTTCACAAAACATATTTGGAAGATTTAAAGGACAAGAAATTATTTGTAAATAATACGATTGTCATTAATTATGTAAATGATATAACACCTGCAAAATTAATGTATAGTTTGAATTTTCATATGAGAAAGCGTAATGTGGATTTTATTAAAAGCGAAGATGAGAAAGAATAAATTATCTATAGTTATTATATAAATAAATAAATGTCATTAAATGTGTGTAATAGTATAAAAACAAATCGTAGTTTATCAAACTATTTATCAAATATTAGAGGTTTTGGAGAATGCAAAGAAGCGTATATTGATGAGGAAAAACAATTATTACTATATAAAAATACGCGTGGTGCAGGTTATAAAATAAAAATTAACTGTATAGATGATGCAACCGGCAATAGGCTACCTGTTTGTACTTTAGATAATACGTATGTTCTTCAATTTAATCCATATGATTATGAAGGCGGAAAAAAAAATAAAAGAAGAAAGACGGTTCGAAGAAGAAAGACGGTTCGAAGAAGAAAGACGAATAGAAGAAGAGTAAAAAAATAAATTTGCAAAATATTAAAATTGTAAAGGATTAAAATTGTAAACATATTCTAATGCTAAATAACTTATTCCAATTGCAACTAAAAAAAGTATAATTAAGATTTATTTGTATTGAAATTACAATACAAATAAATTATTACGGTAAAAACCAAAATATTATTTGCTACATGTGCGTAAAAAGATGGTGTTAAATATAAAAACTTTTTTAAAATTTTATTTTTTTAATATCTCCTTGTTCTTCTTTGTTTCCTTGACTTCTTTGACTTCTTTGACTTTGATTTCTTTGATTTTCCGCCAGAACGTAACAAATTCTGAACCACTATACTTTTTACATCTTCTAAAGTCATGCCAGGATTGTCTCTCTTAGTTTGAATCATCTGATTAATAAATTCGTCTTCCTTATCCTTCATACCAGGCGCATTTATAAAAATGTAAGTAAAACTCCCTAATTGCTTAATATATTCCATGTTATCTGCATCATCAGTATTATTTGTTTTGGAAAAACATTTAGCCATTATTCTAGTAACATCTTCTATTTGTTGAGGTGTCAATATATTTTGTTCAGACATTTATATAATATATTTATATAAAAAATATATGTTTCAAAATAAAGGTAAAAGTATTTTAATAATAATTGTAATATAAAATTATTATTATTTTTGTTTCTTAGAGGGCTTACCTTCCGGTTAACTGTGTCGGGTTACGTAACAGCCTGATGCTCTACCTACTAAGCGCAAATAAATAAACTTTTCTTAAAAGTTTAGCAAAATACATAATAAACTTTTCTTATAAAATATGTTTTCAAATAATTAATCAACCATTTCCATTTTGGAATCAACTTTAAACTGTTTTCTTATGCTACTGTAAATACCATCTGCCTCAACAATACACTCAAACAAATTAAGTTTAATAACACTTTTATCAACTGGTTCCTTATATGCAACCCTAATAATACTATCATTATCATGTGGATGCATTTTTTTAAATCCGCAAAATGTCAACGTGTTTTCAAAATATATATTATAAAGCATAAACTCAATTACCTTTCCAATCGTATAATCCTCATCCTTTAAAATAATATCAAAGCAGTTTTCCATCGTATTCAAAGAGCTCTGTATTTCTAATTCATCATTACTAATCAAATTATGAAGTAATTCTAACTTCTTGTCTAGAATTAAAAGCGACTTCATTACAATATCAATATTATCATACACACCGACCGTTTGAATGATAAAATCAAAACTCTTAGGGATTGTTATGCGCATAGCATCCAATAGCTTCCAATTATCAATTTCAAATTTAATCTCTTGCTCCGTCTTACCTTCATCCTTTAAAACCTGTTTCTTTTTAGCAATTTCCGCATTAATTTTAGCATCATCCGGTGTAAATCCATAAGAACACGTCGACACAACATTAAACATGCCGTCCTCTTTAGCGGTTCCGATTGAAAACTCGCATGTTAAATGAAGCTTTTCGCCTGGTATTTCTTCTGAAATACGAGGTCTTAACCTAACAAAATCAATAAAATACCCAGTAAGCTCATTCGGCGGAAATATTTCCCGTGTCATCGTCTCCGATAAGAAATTATTTGTCTTTAAGTCGCGAATCTTAAAATCCTTCGTGGTGACAAATAATAAACTATCAGTAATATTTTCCACATTTACCTCGAGCAAATAATTTTTAATAGGGAAACTCATAATATCTTTCACATGAATCGGAATGCAACTAAGCCGCTGTTTAATGATTTCATTATTTAGGCGACTTGTATTTACTAGAATAGTTGACTTATTTTCTTCATACGGCGCTGTTTTAAAAACAACTGTAGGAATATCGGATAATATAGTTCTTCGGATTGAATTCGCAACACTAACATTTACATTACTTAGTGTAAAACTTAATTCATCACCTTTTTTTGAAACTTTTTCGACAACAGGCATCATTCTATATAATTATTAATACTTTATATTTAATATAATATAATTAAATCAATTTTTTTTTAAATAAGTTAAAGTTTTATTTGAAATAACTTATTATAGTTTAATGAGTTCTATTTTATATTATAGCAATTTTTGCGAACATTCTAAAAAATTATTGCAAAATATATCAAAAGCAAATATTAGCAAAGATATTCATTTTATTTGTATTGATAAAAGAACAAAGGACCCAAATGGCAAAATGTTTATTGTTTTAGAAAATGGGCAAAAGATAATTATGCCTGAAAACGTCAACCGTGTGCCGGCGCTTTTACTGCTAAATCAAGGGTATAATGTTTTGTATGGAGAAGCAATTATGCAACATCTTAAACCGCGACAAGAAATAATGGTAAAACAGGCGACAAGAAATAATATGGAACCGATGGCGTTTTCTTTAGGAGGAGGAGGGAGTTTTGGAAGTGTTGTTTCGGACCAGTATAGCTTCCTAGATATGGATTCAGACCAGATGTCGGCTAAAGGAACAGGTGGAGTAAGACAAATGCATAATTATGTGGATTTAAATTATTCAGACCAAATTAGCACACCGCAAGATGAGACAGAATATAAAAACTCGGGAAGAATTTCAGAAGGAGTTACGGTTGAACAATTGCAACAACAGAGAGAACAAGAGTTGCAGAAGCTAACCGGTGGAAATAACAAACCACCTTTTTAATCCATTTCCACTTTTAAGAAAAGTTATGCGAAGCGAAGAGCAAAACCTCTAATTTTGTTCCACTTTGTTAAATTTTTGCTCCACTTTGTTAAATTTTTGCTCCACTTTGTTAAATTTTTGCTATAATTTAGGATTTTTGCTCCACTTTTTTTAAAAGTGGAAAAAGTAGAATTATATATTTATTATAAAATGAATTTAAAAATATCATATAAAATTAATTATTATGGCAAACAATATTTTAACAGCATTTAACGACCATTTTGTGGAATTTGTAGCAGATGTTCAGAGCGTTTTTCCTGATGATACAGATATTTTAACAGCAAAAAATGCCCTACTTGCAATTCGTAAAGCAAACCCTAAAATGATTATTAAAATTTGGAATGTATATATTGTAGGAAAATACAAGAATGAAATTGAATCTGGCAATTTGGATTTTTTCATAAATAAAGATTATTCAAATGACGTGGCAAATGCGGATAATTCTTCAAAAATTGTAGAGTCAATTGACCGTATTCGAGCACCTATTAAATTAATGAGTAAGGAGAATCAGGAAAAAACGATGAAGTATATTCAAAATTTGACAAAATTAGCTGCTATTTATGTCAACCTTTAGTTCCACTTTTTCCACTTTTAAAAAAAGTGGAGCAAAATATAAAATTCATACAGTAAATATTTTGCTCCAATTTCTTATAAAGTTTCATTAAGTAATGAAAAAATAAAAGTTGATTAATGGGTTTTGCTCCACTTTTTTTAAAAGTGGATTTTTTTAAAAGTGGATTATATAGACATGGCCAACTCAAGTATTTATAATACTTTATTTAGCGGAGGAAAACGTGGTGGTGGAAAAAACGATGTTTCCGACATATTAAGTTTAATTGTTTCCAAAAAAGAATTCTTTATTCTTATTTTTGCAAACCTGATTGTGCAATTAGGAATTACCTATTATATAATGGAAAAAACACCTGCTGCAAAGAATTTCTGGGTCTTATTTGGAATACAGCTTATAATTATTTTTATTTTGGTTCTTGTTCCGATGCCTTCTTGGATGAAATTCATTTTATTTTGCGCTTTTTCTTATACTTTTGGATTATCTTTATCAAATCTAAAATCAAAATATGATAGCACGATGATACAATCTGCAATAATGGGAACAATCGGCATTTTTGGTGTCATGATGGCATTTGGAGTAATCCTAATAATGACAGGTATTAAATTGGGGCTGCAATTTGGCCTAGGTCTCCTATTTGCACTATTAATGTTAATTATTGTGAGGATTGTATACATGTTTATTCCTTCTTCATCTGGAACAAAACGATATTTAACTATAGTTAGTTTGATGCTATTTTCAGTTTATATTATTTATGATACAAATAATATTTTACAACGAAATTATTATGGCGATTTTATAACGGCATCACTTGACTATTATTTGGATATTGTAAATGTTTTTGTTAATATGCTATCGTATAACAACAACTAATTCCACTTTTTACAACTTCGTAAAAAAAGTTGTTCGAAGCGAATAGCAAAAATTGTAACAAATTAAAAACAAATTGTAATAATTTTGCTCAACTTTTCTTACGAAGTTGTAAAAAGTTGATTTATATATTTTCACCAAATTTAATTTAAAAACTTATTTTTATATTAAACATATAATGACCGATAGTATTCCCGAAGAATTTACAAAAGTAATAAAGGATTTTGTTATGGATATCAAATCTACATTTCCCGAAGTTTCACCATTAATAAACAAGTGGTGGAAAGATAAATCAGTATTTAGTAATATTGAAAAAGAGGATGAGAGAGAAAAAGCCTATTTAGAAGCAGAATCCAAAAGTATTATGTTTTTATTTAAATTTTGTCAGAAAAAATTCCCGCCCAGGTTTTTTGAAATTTTATACCAAAACGAGGAATTATTTAAAGAGGATAGTGCTTTAGATACGGAATTTTTACCTCATATCCATTTCAAAAATTTATGGCAATTTGAGATTAGTCAAAAAACCAGAGACACTATTTGGAAATATTTGCAACTTATTTTATTCTCTCTAGTAGGGTCAATTGATAACAGAGAAGCATTCGGAGATACTGCAAAATTATTTGAAGCCATTAATGAAGATGAATTTAAATCAAAATTAGAGGAAACGATGGAACAAATGTCAGGATTGTTTGAAAAATCGGAATCTGAAAAATCGGAATCTGAAAAAGACTCTAAACCGGATTCTTTCCCTAATTTAGGAAAAAATATGCCAAGTGCAAATGATATTCATGAGCACATAACAGGAATGTTAGATGGTAAATTAGGCAAATTAGCTAAGGAAATTGCAGAGGAAACTGCCGCAAATTTAAATATTGAAATGGAAAATGTAACTGACATGAAGAGTGTTTTTAATAATTTGATTAAAAATCCGAGTAAATTGATGGGGCTAGTCAAATCGGTTGGTGATAAATTGGATTCTAGAATCAAGTCAGGAGAGATAAAAGAAAGTGAGCTAATGGCCGAAGCAACTGAAATTATGAATAAAATGAAGGATATGCCTGGAATGGAAAATATTCAGTCGATGATGAGTAAGATGGGTTTAGGGGGAAAAATGAATATGGGAGCGATGAAATCCCAACTAGACAAAAATATGAAAATGGCCCAAATGAAAGAAAGAATGAAAGCTAAGGCAGAGAGTAATAAAATGGCAAAAGAGACTCAAAATGCGAATGGAAATGCTACTACAAATGCAAATGCAAATGCAAATGCAAATACAGTATTTAGCACAGGTGAAACAGTAGAAAAAACTCCTAGGGGGACAAAGCCAGAAGTATCTGTTAATAATAATACTAACAATACTAATAATAAAAAGAAAAAGAAGGGAAAGAAATAAATCCACCTTTAGAAAAGGTGGAGCCAAATTTAACCTTTAGACAATATTATGCAAAGCAAAAAGTAAAAAAAATCACCTAATAAATGTATACAAAATATTACTTTTTTAAAAAGTGAAATATAATGAGTAGATATGATTTTGCTCCACTTTTTTTAAAAGTGGAATATATATATATGACAATTCCATTCTGGACAAATGAACCAACAATTTTATTTAACAAAAACTATATACTTGAATTTTGGCCTACTTCAAATATGTGTTATGAAAGAAAATTAAATTCTATAACACGAATTATAATGCTAATTACTATTTTAGGATTTATAATATCGGGCTCTTATAGAATATTAATTACAGGAATAATAACCATCGTCCTTATTTTTGCTTTGTATAAAATGAAAAAACAAAAACTAACTAATAAAATTATGAAAGAAGGTTTCACAGTTGAAGATGCAAATAACTATAACAACGCCCAAATAAAAATAGATACAAATACTTTAAATAGTGAAATTAAAAGTGAATTCCAAGTAGGCAATAAAAGGAATCCATTTAGCAACGTTTTATTAACAGATATAATGGACACACCAGATAGAAAAGCTGCGCCACCCAGTTTCAACCCAAATGTAGACGAAAAAATTACTTCTAATATTAAAAAAACTGTGCAACTTTTAAACCCCGGTATTAACAATACAAATAAACAGTTATACGGAGACCTATGGGAGAATTTTGAGTTAGACCAGTCAAATCGTGTCTTTTTTTCAACTGCAAACACAAGAATAGCAAATGACCAGACTGCTTATGCCAAATTTTTATACGGTAATATGCCATCTGGTAAAAGTTCTGGACCCGATGGAGACTTTGCTCGTGTTCAAGACAATTATAGATATACTTTGTATTAATAACTTTTGTATTAATATTTTTTTATTATTTTCTTTAGAATAAATCCTATAATTTTTAAATATTTATAAAATGTAAAAAAATATTTTATAAAATAAAATGTATAATATATATAAAATGGCAACAATTTCTTCATACACATTTGATAATATGAGTAGAATTGGTTTAGATGAGTGTTGTAAATCTCAGACCGACCTTCAGAATGTTAATTCAGCAAATTATATGCTCCAAAATTATTATGTTTCTGACTGTTCCATGAAAAACACAATTAATTTAGCAACAACCCAACCAGGAATTATGTATAATGGCGGATTCAATAGTAATTTTTGCGGAACTAATATTGATACAAATTCTCAACTTTTAATTGGCACTATTCAAACGCATCCTAGGTGCCATATTGATTTGTTTCAGAGACCTTTTGCAACTGTTCCGTTTTTGGGTCGCGGCTCAGTAAATCCTGTGATTGAATCTCAAATTCAACAAGGCGACAGCAGCGTTAATAAACGAAGTGTCAATAATTTGAGCGAGAAGAGTTATATTAAATATTCTCACACTCCGTTGTTGTCAAGTGTTCATAAAAAAATTAATAACCCTGCCAACTATGTAGAAGGGGTTGCGTCTAAAGGATGGGTTAGAGGTGGTGTTCCTTCGCGTGAATTAACACGTGATAAGGAGTATCATAATTAAAATATTATATTTATATACTATTAATAATATTTGATATTTATAAAAAATATATATTTAATTAAAAATAATTAAATATACGTCAACAAACTATATTATATAAGAATGAGTTACTACTGGGACAAACAATACACAGATGGTTTTTTTAATGTTTCAAAAGAGCATGGTTTTTTACCTATTAGAGACCCTTTAAAAGTTTTGCCAAATGAATACGGGGAACTTCAGCATTTAATAAATAATTTACATGTTTTTCAGGAGATAGAAAAAGGTATTCTTGGTATTCCAGATGAAATTGTGGCTCAAGTAGAAAAAATACCTGATTATTCTAGCATTATTGAAAAAGAGGTCGATGTA